ATGCCAGTTGTTGCCGCAGAAATTGAACGACAACAACCAGCACATTTGCGCGAGTATTTTAATGAACGATTAGCGTTTTATCGTGAGAGAAGTAAGAAGTTGCCTGATGGGAGTTCTGTGCAGTATTTGAAAGCAGAGTGATTACTAAATTTCTCATAAGTGATAGTATTTAAAAAAATTAAATTTAGCGAGAATAGAGTTTTGAATTATAGAGCAGATATTGATGGACTGCGCGCAATAGCAGTCATGTCGGTGGTAATATACCACGCATTTCCAGCATTAGTACCTGGTGGTTTTATTGGTGTTGATATATTTTTTGTTATTTCTGGCTTTCTAATTAGTGGGATAATAATAAAAAATATACAATCAGATTCATTTTCGATCATAGATTTCTATAAAAGAAGAGTAAAAAGAATATTTCCGTCATTATCAGTAATGTTGCTAACAGTTGCTATTGCAGGATATTTTATAATGATGCCTGCCGATTACTCTGTTCTTGGTAAGCATTTAATTTCAAGCTCTCTATCATTTCAGAACTTAATGTTATTAAGTGAGTCCGGTTACTTTGACTCGAGTTCAGAGTTAAAACCATTACTGCATCTATGGTCTCTTGGTGTGGAGGAGCAATTCTATTTACTTTGGCCGGTAATGTTGATTTGTTTATGTAAAATATCAAAAAGAATAATAGCTCCAATATTAGTTATCACTACAATATCATTCATATGGTGTTACATAGAAACATCTATAGATCAATCTTGGGCATTTTATGCGCCTTGGTTTAGATTTTGGGAATTGTCTATAGGTGGTGTTATATACTTAATATCTAAAAAAATAAATACAAAGCCATCGACAACTGAATTTATTTCTATATTTTCTTTTTCTTTGCTTTTTTTATCTATCTATTTAATAAATAATTCCATTCCATTTCCTGGTTACGTGGCTATCCTACCAGTATTATCATCGGCTTTAATCATAGCATTTTGCAACGGGACTGTAATATCAAATAGCTTGCTTTCAAATAAAGTTTCTGTATGGATTGGGAAGATAAGTTACCCGCTTTATATATGGCATTGGCCTTTATTATCCTTTTATTTTTATGCATACCCATCCTCTTCTGGTCAAGAAGATACATACGTTAGAATTCTTCTAATAATATCCTCCATGTTTTTAGCGGCGATAACATATTATTTCATTGAGAATAAAATTAGATATACAAAGGGAATCAAATCAACACTTTCAGTTGTTGTGTTGTGTCTGTTTATGATCTTAATGTCCATATATGGAGTTGTCGTATATAAAACAGATGGTTTCAAAGATAGAATGTCTGGAAAAATCTCATTGATATCAGGTGATATTAATTTTAACTGGAAAGATGGAGTTCGTGGTGGAGTGTGTCATATCATGGATGACATTGATGCAGAAAAACTAACGAACAATAGAAATGATTGCGTATCAAAAAATAGAAATCAGATATTCCTATGGGGAGACTCTCATGCCGGAGCCTCATACCCGGGGGTTAATGATTTAGCAATTAGAAGTGGGTTGAATGTTAGCCAAATAACTGGAGCAAAAAGGGTTCCGTTTAAAGGTTCATCTAATATTGCCGATGAGCAGTACAGAGAGGCTATTAATTATATTGGCGACATAAAACCATTGTTCGTATTTTTAGATGCAAGATGGACTGTTCATGGAAAGCCTAAGGATGTGTTTTCTAAACTAGAAAATACGATTAATGAAATAAAAGAAAGGTCGCCAGAAACAGTAATATATGTAATAGGCCCAGCCCCAGAATGGCATGATAATCTACAGAAAATACTCTATGTAATGGCGGTAAACGGAGAGTATCTACCAAAATACACAAAAAACTCAATGAATGAATGGGTTATAAAGTTTGACAGGGAGTTTAGATCACTGTTATCCAATAGTGGTATTCATTATATATCATTAATAGATGTCATGTGTAATGATGATGGCTGCATAACCAATATAAATGGCAACCCAGAAACCATAACAGCAATTGATTATGGTCACTTATCGAAATATGCCAGCATATTTGCATTTTCAAAAATAAGCATAAAATAATCTTATAGCCCATCATTAAGATGGGCTTTTTTTTACATCCCTATTATCGATGTAACGTAAGCGTTACCACTAGCTGAGTGAACTAATACTCCGTTTGTATTTATGCTAAAAGTCACCCATGAACTAGCACAATCTAACCTAAAGCTTAGCCCATTTTTAATGTTGTAATTTATTTCTTCAGAAGAGAATTTTATTTTGGTTTTAGGGTTGCTTGGTTGATCATTTGTTAAATTGATGACAATAGAATGGTAGTTTTTTATATCTGGAATTGGAATCAGTTTTGGAGTAATTACTGATGATGAGCTATATAACAGTGAAGACTCTATTTCTCCGCTGATAATTATTGGTGGAGACTGCCAGTTATCATCACCGTAAACATGAACAATAGATACTTTACCTCTTGGGTTTTTTGCTGAGCTTTGTTCTGTGCTAATGGCGAACGCTCTATTTCTCGTTACACGGTAAGCTACACAAGTTCCAAAGTTTATACCTGTATCATGTAAAAATGACGGGATATTATTTAAAGAGAAAGAAATTGAACTATTATCTTGCATGCTCTCAATAATATTAAGAATAGTTTTACCGGTTTCCAGTCCCATTTCATTTACACCAATATCACCAAGACCAGAATATGTAATGAATCTATTTTTATTTATTGCCTTTACTTGCTCACCATTATCATCTTCAGAAAAAATAGATGTATAAGTACCGTCGCTATTACCAATATATTGAAGAAATGACAACTTTCCATTATGGAAATAAATACCTTGAGGCTCATGAATGATAGCTGGTTTTCCTTTGGATATAATGCTTCCCATTGAATCCCTTGTATATATCACTCTATTTAAAATAACCCCATCTGTTGTTAATCTAAATAGCGACCACTTGTTATTCCATACTCCAGAAGATGAACTAGACCAAGAACCACCAGAGTTTATATATAACGTATTTCCATCTGTAGTTATTCCCTGTGGATATCCAGTGGTCATGATCTCTCTATCTAAACTCATTGATGAAATAAAACCATAATCTAGTGATAGGATGCTAATTCTAGTTAACTTTGCACCCACTGCAGAATCGTCCTGCAATTGATAAATTAGATTTTTATTCCTATCAAAGCAGAATGGGAAATCTTTATAGAATCCAATACAGTTCTTTTCTTGAGTGCTGTTTTTATTGAAGTCAATAATAGTAATTAAACTATTTGAGCTTCCTCCAACAAAAATAACGCCATCACCTAGAACCCCTATCCCTTGACCGTGACATTTTATTTTTTCTGTAATAGAGTATTTATCCAGAGTTAATTTGTCTATCCTGCTAACAACAATTGAATATTCTTCCTCTGGTAGACTGACATCTTCTGTTATGTACCAATAATCATCATCCTCAGCAAGCCCTTGCGGGAATACGTTTTCATGAAGAATATCTTTATAGTGACTTAAAAATTTTATAGGCATACTGTGTATTGATTTTATTGATAAATCATTGCCTATTCGATTAATCTCACCCTGAACCGTGCCTCCTGAATTAGTTCCAATTAATGAAGCCCCGGTCTTGCTTAATAGCTCACTTCTAAACTTAACGTCGAATTGATCAGGGTCATACTTAAGTACATTAGGATAATAGAATTGTTGCGCTCCGTAGCTGTCATATACAGCCATGCTGTGACCCTCAACTGTCACAAACTTAGCAATATGACCACCAAAAACAGGAAATCCAGCTTGGTTGATGATTAAAGGCTGAGTTACAGGAACATGAGAACCATCTTCATTTTCTAAATAAACCTGAATTTGGTTTTCTGGTAATGTTGGATCGGTATCAATTTTACCAATAAAAATCTTACCATTACTCGCCGCTTGGAATTTCCTTGCGAGAGTGAATAATTGTGACGGCATTGACACGACGACATTGGGAATAATATCTGACATTGCTTTCTCCAAGCGTAAGTAGTCACGGCAATTGTATCACCGTGGTCTTATTGTGAATAAATACAGTAGGTTATATTATGTTTGTCCACCAAAAAATAGGGTGAGACAAATGGCAAGAGAAGATACGCAGTTCAATCTACGGCTTACTGCTGAAACAAAAGAGAAGCTAAAACAAAGAGCAAAGATGAATGGTAGGTCTTTGAACTCTGAGCTTGTTCACATAATTGATATTTATTTATCAACTCCTTCTTCAGTTGTTGGTTATAGAAGCGATGCTGAAAAACTAGCAGACCACCAGGCAGAAGAAGTTAAAAAGATGGTTTTCGATACATTAGCTAAACTATATAATGATAAAAAATAAACAATTGTGAGGTTGTGGTGAAAAAGTTACTTATTTTTTCTTTTTTGCTTTTCCCAGCATTCAGCTCGGTAGCGTCTAGCGTTAAGTGCTCTGAGAAGGCGACGAATATTTATTTTTCTAAATTGATGACTTATGACTCCACTCTATCTGCTCTTAGAGGTGATAACCCAAGCAAATTAAGTGAAACTGAAATTAAAATAATAAACGATCTAATCTCCTTCTGTGAGCGTGGTGTAACCGATAAAGATTATAATACAGAGAAACTGCGGGATATGATGCACAAGGATTTCGCATCAAATGGTTCTATGTCTAATGAAGGAGCAAAAAAATTCGCTGACGCTTTAGTTAGTATGTATGAATATGGCGTCACCATAAACAAATAACGAGGCAATGGTGAAAAAATTAATTATCTTTTCATTCTTTCTACTAACTGGGTGCGCAAAAGTTAGTGATTATCAAGCAAAGTGTGAAATGCAAAGTGATCAGCTTTCTGTTGTTGCTGACTGTTTAAATAAATCAGTATTATCAGACTCAAGAATGAGCGACTCTCCACTAACAAAAATGTATGTTCTTGCAGCTAAATACCTTGGCGAAAAAGTTGATGCAGGAGAAATTAGCGATTCTCAAGCAAGATTAGAGTTGCAAAACTTTTATATGAAGCTACAAGCACAAGAAAATTACAATTCAATGGTTCAATCTCAAGCTATACAGCAAGGATTATTGAATTACCAAACTATGCAGACCATGCAAGCAATAGAAAATAAGGCTAATAGACCAGATCCTTACTACCCACCAGTTCAGCAACATGGAAGCGTATCAACCAACTGCTATAAGCTTGGTAATAACGTTCAATGTAATAGTTCATATTAAAGAAGGGCCATTACCCTTCCTTTTATTTCCTAGCCTCAGATTGCACACCCGCACTTAAACTTTGTGAGATTGTAGAGACTGCCTTTTCGAACTTACTTGTTCCTGCTGGAGTTCCTGCTAATCTCATCACTGCTTCTCTAACCGGTTTGCTTTCATAAATGCGAGCTAGTGCGCCATAGGTTCCAGCGACAATTGCGGTTGATGGTTTTATGGCTGCGCCTAGGCCAAGTATGAACGGAATTGCTTGCTGACCAGTCGGCGTTGTGACACCGGCCTTTGCGGCTTGTTTTGTTGCTTCTAAATACTTCTTCAACCCATTTATATAAATAGCTTCTTGACCTCTAAATGCTATTCCAGTTTGGTTTGACATGATATTTAGTTGCCTCAAGAACTGATCGGGAGAGTCACCAGCTTTCTCAATTGCTTTACCAATAATGGCATTCCTCATTTGAGCGCGTCCACGAGTGTCAACTGAGTTATACAAGCTCCTAATTTCAGATCTGTTTTTGCTAAATAAAATATTGTTAACCACCTCTGGCGTTAAATCACCTTTGGTTAAGATGCTCTTCAATCGAGTATTTAATATTTTATTAGCTTCATCTGCATAGATAGAATTAGCTTGGTTATACTTGCGTAAAGCATCAGCGCCTAAGTTTGTTGATATTGCATCACCAGCATCATCAGACATAGCTTTATAAACTCTATTTATCGCAGCGTCAGAGCGATTAGGCATAGCCATTCTCTCACCCTTGACGTCTTGCCTAAATTGAGTCCTTAAGTCTCTTAATTGAGAAATATCAATGTTACCGGATGCAAGCTCATTCCTGTAAGACTGCAATTTTGAAATGGTTTGCGTATCAGCAACCTCACCAAGTTTAGACAGTTTTGCTATTTCGCTATCAATCTGGTTTATTGCTCGGTTAGGTGTAATGGGCACGCCAGATAACGCATTCTGGATTGATTCCAGTCTTTCACCAGCCGCCTGTTTTATTGTTGATGTTTTTCGCTTTAAGCTCTCAACAACTTGACTAGGATCGTACTCGCCAAACCTGTCAGCAAAATCGCGAACAAGTTTACTCCTAGCCTCTTGTTGATTTGATCGCAAACCTGCCGTACCAGCAAAAGGAATGTTTTCAGCAGCTCCTTGAGCTAACCTTCCAGTTTTTGATTGCGGAGGAACAACGTCAGTCGTGTATAGAGGTACATTGTTCTGCTTAGCAAATTCAGACAGTTCAGCCGCTTCTTGAGTTGGCTTGCCGGCTGCTACCCGATAACCACTATTAACAAGTTTCTCTGCTGCTTTAAACCCACCTCCAAGCCCTGCCGACAATGCTGTCTGTAACGGATTAATATCACCACCACCTGCCATATTAACAGACGATTGTAGAGCTAAATCTGTACCTGCTGATTTTGCAGTAGCACCTAACACTGTTGGCGCTCTCGCTGCAGGAGTGAATGCAACTGCGTTCGCAATAAATGGCATTATATCTTCAGATGATAAGCCTGGCTTATTTAATGCGTAGCGACCAGATGGTAAATCAACCAGTAAATTTCCCTTTTCATCTTGAGATACCTGTCCACCCATATTACTGATAACTTTTACAAAGTCGTTATCATTACCGAACATTTGCACCCAAGCCGCTTTCATTGCATCAGTATTAAATGCATTCATTTCTGGCGAAGACATGATCCCTTCTAGTCCTTGAACTTCAGGCGTCATCTTGCTTTCACCAGTGAAGGCATCTATTACGTTTTCACGGAAACCTTTAGCATCATCAGACGATTGCTGTAACCCTTGGGATAAATTCTGATTAGCTTGTTTCATGCCAGCGATATAGCTGTTTTCTGGCTGTGGTGGTTGATTTGCCTGTTCAGGTTGAGGATCTAATATAAATCCATTGGGTAAGCTTGTTGCTTCAGGTTGGTTATCTAAAACGAATCCATCAGGTAATCCTAAATCGGTTGCCATTGACCACCTCTAAAAATTATTTTTTGCCCTGTTGCTGGGTTAGTTGCGGTAGTTCCTTCAGAGATTGAACCTGAATGTCCTCCCTGTTGATTTACAATGGTTGTTTTTTGGGGTTGCTGTTTACCGTTAGCGTTACCCCCTTGTTGGTTAGATGGTGTTTCATATCCAGAATTAATAACCATCATGGCATCAAATGCCTTGCCTGATTCTGCTCTAATTGCCTTGAATTGATTTTCAAGAAGTCTAGCCTTTGTTTTTACAGCAGCGCTTTCATCACCTAACTGGGGGGTGTATGTTCTAAAATAACGCTCCATTTCAAAATCAGGTATAGCAGCGCCTGACTCCTTACGAAGAATAGCTAAAACTGCATCCTGCATTGATGCTATGTATGACTGTTCATCACCAGATAAAGCCATCCTTGCAAATGTTCCATCCCTTAGGGCTGAATTAATAGCCGCCGCTCTTTGCGGTGACACTTTTCCAGAATCTACTAATGAGTTAGCTGTATCAATACCATTTCTAACCCTAAAGGCAAACCCAGCCGCCTTTCTTTGCTCACCTGTTGATTTTTCCATTATTCTATTGGCTTGATTTACAGATATTGGATTCCCCATTCCATCAATTTGAACAGGTTGATTTATAGAGCCCCTCTCCTCATCGCCATTTGAATAATATTTAATTATTCCTCCATCAGGAGCTTCTTCAACTTTAAATAATTTCTTTTCTGATGGATTTATCCCAGCAGCTTGAGCAAACGCCTTAGCTCCTTCTGGGTCAGTTTTTAACATCTGAGCATATTGAGAGTAGTTTTGCATTGCAGAGGTTGGGGCATAGGCTGATGTTAGTGCATTCGCCCTAGAAATATTCTGGCCACGAACCTGTACCTGGTGACCCTCTCTTGTTAGTGCTTCGCCAGCTTGATTGCTTCTAATTTGCTCATCTAAACGACCTTGGTCAATCTGTCTGCCAAGTTGTTTATCTTGCAGATTAAAATAATCATCAATTCCTAGTGATGACATGCCAATGTGATCAGCTAATTGAACGGCCGCTTTAGGGTCTTTTTCTGCAATAGAAACTGCTTCCATCGGATTAATTCCAAGGCGACGAAATGTATCTGCATTCTGTCTAACATAGTCAGTAGCATTACCATTCATTACCGCATTGCGATAGCCAGATGATAAGTTACCCAAAGATTCACGAACATCAGCGGAAACGCCCTGCATACCTCCAGTGATGGCTTGAGCGTACTCTGGATAAGTAGCTAGTAGTTGCCTCATCCCATCACGATCACTATTTGCGTACGCCTCACCCCATGCTTTTTGGAATTCACCTAGCCGCTCTTTTGCTTTATTTTCTTGATAGATGCCAGCAAGACCTACAAGTCCATTTAATGCTTGCAGACCCATGTTATTAGCGCCAGAACGAGCTAACTCATTGCTTTGATTAATTGAGTTAATAACAGGATTTGCGTCACTAGCTCTTGGTGCATTGTCATTAAATTGACCTATCGAACCAAGAAACCCACCTGAGTTAACTGATGGTTGCCATGTAGCCATTAGAACAATCCTCCCAATAAACCAACCCCAGCACCAATACCAGCGCCCCATGCAGTACCAAGGCCGGGAACAACACTACCTAGTTGAGCGCCCGCCATAGCACCACCAAGACCTCCCATCATTCCTTGTTGCATTGATGACGGTCTATTAGCCATAGCCGCTTGAGCATTTGCATTTTGTTGTAGCAATTGCCCCATGTTGTTTGCGTAGTTTTGACCAGCGCTAGCCTGACCTTGCAAAGCACCAAGTCCAACGTTTGCTAAGTTCTGGTAGTTATTCATTTGGTCAGTCAACCAACCTTGAGCAAGCGTAGGTGCGATAGATGCAAGTTGATTACTTGTTGCTGTCGAACCTAGCCCACCAGTAGCTTCTGCACTAGCTAACTGCTGACGTCTTGCCTGTCCTGATAAGTCGTTAAATGCCTGTGAGTTGTAGTATTGGTTTAATGCTTGACCTTGACCTTCTAAAGAAGATAGATTTTGCAATTGACCAATATACTGCTGGGCGAGTGGTGTAAATGGCGCAAGGTTTTGCATGTTTGTCTGCCACATTTTGCGCTGTAATTCAGTTGCGTTATCAGTAGCCCTTGCTTGAGCACCCGCACCACCATCACCGCCACCTTTCATATATCCATGCATTGGTAGCAGTGAGTTTCTGAATTTCTCTGAAATAATCAGCATTTTAATAACTCCTCGTACTGTTCGCGTTTGAGTTGATAGATGGTGACACCTACTGGCTTACTATTACTGATGTACGCATCATCTAAATGACCGACACGAGTAGCGCCAAGCATTTTCACAATAACGCGACCGTATTTTGTGGTATCAGGAACCATAGTTACTGAGTTAGTGAATTGACTATTTTCCAGCAACCACTTGCAGAATAATTTGTGCGCATCAAAGGCGTACTTACCACGGAATCCAGCATCAAAGATGGCGTGACATTCAACAACTGTATGCCAAAAATTGCGCACCTCGAAAACACCAACCAACAGAACTCCTTCATAAATACCTAAGTAAAGCGCATCGGGTTTAATGAAATACTGATCATTGCTATCAACGATGTTTCCTGTGTTCGACTTATCATTTAAAAACTCAGATAGTCGAACAGGATTATCAATAATTTTAATTTCCATTAGTCTATTAATCCGTGTGAGCGAAGTGCATCTTCGAGCGCCTTGATTCTTTGTCTTGCCTCGACTAACCCACTTGCTAGAGCTTGCATTTCTGACCGAGTGTAATCGGCGCTGAATGAGTAGGATTGGTTAGCATTAAACGAACCCTTAAGTGATGCACCTGTTGCTGAAGTGAAGCCAGTAACACGAGTGCCAACAACTTTAGTACCGTTTACTGAGTAGGATGTTGAAACATCGATAGGAGATGAAAGCTTCTGTTTTTCTGTTTTACTGAGAGAAACATAATCAACTTTAATTTCAGATATTTGACCATCGAGGTCTTGTATCTTTATTTTTAGCCCATCAACGTCTTGTTCAACATTAAGGACTCTTACCTCTAACTTAGATAAATCCTCTTCTGTTTTTGTGATTCGCTCTTCATGATTTGCCAGCTGAATACCATGCTCAATAATTGTTTGTTCGGCATCACCAAGCCTTTCCTCATGTTCTTCAAGAACAATATCTTGCTCATCATTCCTCTTTTGAGCATCAAAAGCCTCAGCACCAGCCTCATTTGCACGACCAGCCACCTTTGCCATATCATCAGCACCGCTAAGCACTATGCGTCGATATGTTTCACTGAAATTAGTAGGTAGGATATCTGGAACAATATAAGCGGATTGAATTTCTATGGGTTTAGAAAGGTTTTCACTTGCCATTATTCAACCCTCATCGATAGATCGCTCAGTGTTACAGGTGACTTAGTAATAACGCGAACCTTAAACCCTATATTCTTCCTCACTCTTCCTACTCGTCGCCATAACACACGGCGGTCATATTGGAATGGTGAGTTTTGTTCAATCATTTGCTCACGACCAAAGTTAATGCCATCAGTCGTTGCGGAGAGAAATAACTTATCAGCAATCTGGGCAACGCCTGTTGATGCCTCAAGCTCTAAATCGAACACCCTTGCGTTATCGGCTTTAGCCATCGGTGCGTATAAAATATGCTCTACTTGCTTGTCATACTGAGATGATTTATTGAAGGCAAGATTACCAACAATCCCCTCGGTTTTATCCGCAACAGTGATTTGATTACCTTCATACATAAAATCAATTGCACGATAGGTTTCGTCATACAGTCCAGACTTTAGAATGCACCACTGCGGATATTGCTGGCTTCCCGTTGCGTCAAAGCAAAGTGTATGGCGCTGTAAGTGAACAATGAGCAACTCATGACCATCAAAGCGAATAGACTCAAGAACCGCATGTGATAACTCGTCTGATGTATAGCTACGAATGATCTTATCAATACTTGCAGTAGATATTTGACTGGCAGAACCAGAACCAAGGATATAGACAGATGGCGCGCCGTTTGCTGGGTTGCTGATGAATGCAAATGATTCCCCGAACTTACACTTAGCATCACGGCCAGCAATGCCCATCTGAACCATATAAGATGGCTGTGGCGCATATATTACTTGTGACGCACTTGTTGAGCCGGTAATGGTGAAGTATTCGATAGTTGACGAACCAAAACAAAGCACCATATCGCGCCAAGAATCAATAGAAATGATGCCGTCAGGTTGAGATTCAGCGGTGTAAAATGGACGGAATTTATCAGGCTTTGACTCATCATCTAAATCAGTAACGCCAAACCTTTCACCGCCTTTCTGAAGCCAAATATAGCGCCCTCGGTTACGAGCGACATCAACAACATCACCTAATTCGTATTGAGGGTATCTTTCAACTACCTCTAACACTTCTTGTGTCATTACAAATTCAGTAACGTCTTTGGCTGTTTGTTCGCTAGATTTAGCAAGGTTCATTTTATACGTGACTGTGATTTTACCGCCTGCACGCTTAATTCCCTCGACTAGAACGTCAGTAAGATAAGGTTTCTCGTCATCTTCCTGCTGAGATAATTTAACACCTATCATTTGCTCAGTGATAAGCATCTCATTACCAGTTTTACCATCAGAGGTTTTAGGCGTGATTTTTAACGTTAAGAACCCATCCAGATCATCCTTTGTGAGTGGCACGAAATTATCGTTGCCGTCTTTGTGAGTCCATTTTTTAACATCACGCTTATAGCCTTCAGTAATTACCTCTTCCTCAGGCCAGTTAGATAACTCTTCAACCTCACCGTCATAGCGATAGAGTTTTAATTTACCGCCTGACGCTACTGCTTGACTGTAACCAGAGTGAGCCATAGTCACCCTGTCTTTACCTTGAATGTCAGCAATGGCATTCTGTCCACGATAAAGTTTATTTCCACACACGCGATAGACCGTGTTGTTTTTCGTGTTGTACTGGACACCACGAGATACACCATCAACACCATGACGCTTTTCTAATGCAGGAAACGAACGCAAATAACCGGACGCATTCAATACCTCTTTCGGCGTGGCCAACATATTAACTGGCAGACCATCTATGTAATCTGCTGTGTGCGGGTCTTTTCGCAAACCTCTAGCCAGTGGCAATTTGATAATCGGCATAAATCACCTATCTTCTTTGTTGCTCTCGATGTAGAAACGGTTTGAAGAAAAAATCCCGCGATTACCTGCGCCCGTTGGCATGTCATTTCTACGCTGTAGCGATGGAACTTTGGTTAAAGCGATACATACTGACTGATACGCAGAGTCTGCGGCAGTAAGTAAACTATCTGATGGTTGAATAACATGATCCATGCACAAGTTAATCGCTAGCTTTAGCGATACCGCATCTGCCGCCCAAGATGGTATGCCAGAATCATCATTAGGCATTGGGTGCTCATCATTGTCAGAGTCAGCAAATTGATAATCTAAATCGATACCCTTTACTTTCCACTGAGCCATCATGTCATCAAGGTCATGTAGCGCATCCTCAACATCTTGCGGAACAGCATCAGTGAGTGTTGCGTCAGAATACAATCCCGCCTTTCGTAACGCTTTAAGTACTAGCTCACCCTTCTTCTTTGCCATCTTTCACCGCCTTTTTAGCCTTTGGCTTCTCTACGGTTTCCTGTGGTGTTTTAAACCAACCTTGCTTTAGGGATTCTGTAACCTTTTCATCATCAACAATGATGTAATCAAGCTGCAATGTTCCACAGGTGATCATCGACCCTAATTTATAAAGCATCGTTGACATTGCTATCTCCAAATAAAAAGGGGAGCCGAAGCTCCCAATAACAACGAGGGTTTATTACTGGCCAGCGATAACCAAACCAGTGTATTCAGGAACCAGAACAGAGCAGCCATACAAAGTGGTGAAACGTGTAGTTGTCACACCTTTGATGTGGTCGAACGCATAAGACATGATCAAGGTTGCTCCCTGCTCAGTTGTAGCAGTCATTACTTGAGGGCCTTGTCCTGTCGGGAATGCTAATTTTCCATACATTAACTCAACCGAGCCATCAGCCCAGAACAAGTTAGTTGCTGCCGCATTCTTATTCAGAATGGTGATTGCTGCGCCATTTGCTGCGTTTGCATCAACGTTAGCGTATGGACGGCTAGCTACATCAGCGTTATTAGGTGGTAAAATTTGCGGTGAAATCGTCGCAGTAGTACCACTAACAGCCAGCACACGGAACACTTGAGGTTGGTCAGTTGTATCTTTGGTAATTTGATGTACAGAGTTAACGCCAGCAATTGTGAACGCATCACCAACTTGCAGACCTGCTGCCGATAATGTGATTGTACCTTGACGGTTATCCACTGGCATATCGTTGGCATCTTTAGATGTCACTTTATGCGCAGGAGCGGCCGCAAGAGTTAACGCCTCAGTAGTTCCTTTAGGCACACGGCCTGAGATGTCAGTTTTGAAGCTATCAAAGCTAGCAACTGGCGGTATTTGAGCCTTTTCATACGCTGTAAGGTTTACACCTTGAGTGTATGCACGGCTACCTAATTCACCTGCTAAATCTTTGTAGTTGAACGGATTCCAGAAGCTACGGCGGTTAATGCCTTGAGGCACACCGATAGCTGTCATTGTCGCGTCCATACCTGCCGCGCAATTCCATAGGTCACGGCCTTGGCTGCCTGTTGTACTATTTGCCATTGTGATGACGTTAGTGGCTCGACCAGTAACCATGTTAATTAAGTCTGAGTCGATTTGAGCTGCTAATCGCTGACCTGCCGCACGACCTGCTTCTGTCTTATGCTCTGGGTCACGCATTTCTCGTGCATCAAGCGTATAAAGAATGTTTTTAGGTTCTTTAAACACAGATGGCACTAAACGCTGAACAAGTTCAGTAGGTGTTTTACCTGTTAAGTCCAAGCCTTCTTCAACGTTCATGTGGTAACGCTGAGGACGCCACTCAACATCACCAGCACGCTGCATGGCAGTATCATTTGGTCGATGTTTTTTAGCATTTTTAGATACCACGCAAGAAGCTTCAAAGCTTTCTACGTAGTTTTCGAACATGATTTCTAGGTCTTTTACTAATTGGTTAGACATATGTTATGTGCTCCGATAGGTTATTTTTTAGCTTTCTTAGCGGCGAAATACTGGCTCCAATCGCCAGTTTCTCGTGCTTTTTCTTTCAGCTTATCTAAATTATTTAATACAGCACCCGTACCACCTTTTACTTCAGGTGTTGCGGCTGGTTTGTTTTTTGGTTTTGGCATAATTTTAGCCTTTGATTCAATGGAGCCGATTAAACGACCAACCGCCACGGGGTCGGTGGCATTAGCCATTTGTTGACGTAATTCAGCGTTGCGACCTAGTGCCAGAACAACCATTTCAGGCTTTTCAGCGAAATGAATAATCATCGCTTGAATTTGCTCAGGGACTTCTTCAATCACTGATTGCTCAGCTTGCTGATAACCTGAAACCCTTAGAGACTTAACCCTCTCTTGGTAACTGGCTATTTTCTGTTGGTGAGCTTGCTGTAATGATTGTTGCTGCCGTTCCTGCTCTGCTTTCTGAGATTGATATCTAGCGTTACTTTCAGCCCACTCTTGTACTTTCTGAGAGTAAACAGCGTCATCGTAATCAATACCTTCATCAGATAACTGAGGCATTCGTGGTGGAGGTGTTAACTGTTGCTGAGTTACAGGCTGGTGAGTTTGTTGTTTGCGAGCCTCTCGGAGTTCTTTATCTTTCTCCTTGATGGTGTTTCGCAAATGCTTAACTAAACCAGTGTCTTTTTCTTCTTCACTAACTGGCGAGGTTAGTTCATCGTCACCAAAGTAAAATGCTTGTTCGGAATCATCATCGTTATCGTCATCACTTGGCTGTGCGTCATTGCCTTGTTGTGCATTCGGATCATCATTCAGCTGAACTTCTGGCGTATCAACTTCTACGTCAGGAATGTCAGCATCCACTTCTGGTGTGTTTTCTGCCGTGTCTAACATAACTACCCCTTATTACTCGATATAAGCCCATCGGAAGGCAATAGAGTGCTAGGCCTCTTAGTGACAGCCATTAGCATGATTAAATTGAATTACTGCTCGGTTTGTTGCTTAGGTGGTTGCATGGAATTAGTGAAATCCATGTTTTGTGAGTGACTTTGCACTGATGTCTTTAGCATCAATTCAGCATTTGCACGGGCATTATCTCCTTGCTGTTGCTGTAATGAGCTAAACATAGACATGAATTCCCTGAATTCCTTGCGCTTGTTTAAGTCCATAGAGTTGAATATATCGGCAATCTTAGCCGCATTAAGCTGGTTTTGACCTTCTACTTTTGCTGCTTCAATCTGAATTTCTAACCGTCTATTCTCCTCCCTTATTACTTCTGCTTGACCTTGCAAGTAAAGTCCTTGAGCGGCAATTACTTCTGAATTAGGTTGCGACTGCTGCTCAGCTTGTGCCTGTGCAACCATTTGCTCTTCTTCTGGCGTTCTAGGTTTAACAACACCAGATATTAACAACTGCTTGCGGTTGTAGTCTTTCAGATCATCAATCCCCTCGCCATCCATGTTGTCTAATATCATTGATGTCAACATGTCATGCTTAGGTGTTCCAGGTGGAACCATTGCTAAGATATTGGTTAGTGATTTAACCGTCGCGTCTCTGCGTGTAGCGAATGACTGACCAACATCTACAGTTACTTCATATTTACCTTGCGATAAATCATTAAGCGCTACAGGATTGCCTGTTTGCCTATCAATAACTTCACCACTCATCAATGCTACATCGTCGGAATCATCTTCATTGACGATGCGCATTGGTGTATCACTACCGTAAACTTCACGAGCCATAGACAGCCACACAACGCCAGCCCATCGCATAGACTTAGCCATGTTATCCATATAGATATAACTTTGCGTGTCCATGCGATTGAAAATGCTATCAACCGTTTCAGTGGCCACATTGTTTGGCATATTCTCAAACTGTGAAGCACCAGTGATTTGTTGAATAGCCGTTCCTGTGTACTGTAATAATCCAGCAAGAGCAGGAGGCATTTGAGTTGGTGGCGTATAACTACTAACCTGAGCAGGAGAAACCACATCTCCACTTTTATTTTTAAGGCTAGTCATTGGCAGGTAGGCTGGACGCTTCTTATTTCTCTCAGCCCAGTGAGACATTAATGGCGTTGGTATCATATCCACATCAACAACTGGGATGCCATCACCGCCTGCCTGAGTAGCGTTATCAGCAATCATTGATACCATGAGGTTTTCTAACCTCTGTGCATCCATCGCTTTAGCTGCATGGCCTTCTATTCTTTCTTGGTTATCAACGAAAGAACGGCGACCATAAACAGGAATGAGCGGAATATGTTCACCAGCAATGCGTTTAGGCTCTTCCAGCCATTCTGCGCCAGACATCAAACCACAATAAACTCGACGCTTTTTAACCTCTCGTTCATTAACTAGTTCGAATGCGCCACTCTCCAACTCATCCTTAACTTCTTTGATCTGCTCATCATCATAAATAGCAGACTCACCAGTAAGCGTATTTCGCCAAGCGCTAATTGTTGTTTTCTCAATACGCACTTCGTAATATCTAGCCACATATATAGCTTCAGGCGTTGACCAATCGTATTGAGTGCCGAAATCATCACGCGATAAACTGGCAGCAATGGCATCGGGGTATTCTTTTTCGAATGCCTCTGGCGTCATTGAAAACATTTCAAGAGCCCATGTCGCATCGCTTCTGTCGTACTGCTTGCTGTCTTGGTCGAAGAATACGCATGTTGCTGGGTCATACACTGGAACTAAACTAATTCTACGTTGCTCATTACTCGGATCCATTTCATCTTCATAATCAGCACACATACGGAAGCAACCGAACCCACCGACAACCGCGTCATCGAATGCGTTATCACAAGCTTCTGCGCCAGACGTCTCCTGATAGTCAGCGCGAAACTTACCATTCATCTTTTCAGCTAGCGCCTCTGATGCTTGGCTGTCCTTTGGCCTGAATTTAACGCTAATCCTGTTTTGTCGGTACTCACCAATAATTCGGTCGCATTCTCTGGCTATCTTGTTCAATTCGAAGCGGGGGTAATGCTCAAAGCGTCCTTCATCGAATGAATAACCAGCGTTTGTACTACCTTCCCATTGAGCGCCAGCAACCCGTACAAATCGTTGAGCAGCAACAACCTGCTCTCTCATGCTTTGAGATGCAGACCAAGATTTATCAAAATTCTTGACCACTTTGCTGTGCCAATCGTCCATCTTTTTTATATTTGCCATATCAGCCTACACCACAAGGTATGTTGTAATTTGAGTAATCGGTAACTATTGCGTTTGGTGGGCAATACATAGACATCATGAGGGAGTCCGCCAAGTTAGGTGATGGAATGCCAAGTTTTACTTTCATATCAACTTTGGTCATTAGCTCTAACTTGCCGTTACCGTTAAACTTACGTTGAATTTGCGTAAGCTCTGCGAATAGTTTTTCTAACATCTGTTCGCCAATCGCTTCTTTATCGAAGCTAATCATGTCGTCAGGGTTTACATATTCGCCATGCTCTACTGCTCGATAAGTTAAATAGAGCCTGTCAGCCAATGCATAGTAGAATTGAGCGCGCTTATTTCTGAATACATCACCGATGGTTCGACTATTGTCTCCGCTAACCACTTCATCAGCCCATGCACCAGATTGATATAAGGCATCCTCATCGAAAGGTGATTCGCTACCTTTGAACATTGTTACTGTTGTTTGCTTTCCAGTGAATGCGTCAGTAACTTGCCTGCGTAATGCCGCACCCAATCCGTCACCATCCCATAGGAAGTGATCAGCGCCATCTTGAATAGCTTGCTCCGTAGCCCAATCAGCGCCCTCGTTAACATCCATTAGCAAACCTTCTGCAACTTTGTTAACTACTGATCCCCTGCGTGAAACATACCCCTTGGCATCACCGCCAGTATCAGACGGGTCGTGAGTTGAAATGACCGCACCTTTAGCTTTCCATCCTAACTTCTTGTGTGCGTCGGTAGCAGCCTCTAACCATTCACGTTTAATAATAGCCATATCACTAGCGCTTACTGGCTCACCCAACCAGATATGCCGATATAGCGTTGGATTCTTGCGTTTGCATTCCTCCATCTCTAATCGCAATACATCAGGGAAGTGAGGGTTGTCGGTATAGTTGGCAGTAAGCAAGCAAATATCATCAGGTGGGTTAACAACGAAACGCTGATAGGTATCATCAAGAATGTTTTTCGGGTTAAAGCTCACCCATATTTCAGAGTTAGGCTTTCGAATTGTCGGGATCAGAATATCCCAACTCTCTTTTGTTACCGCCTCTGCTTCCTCCACCCAACAAACATCCACACCTTCAAGTGACTTAATCTTTGTCGGGTTATTCTTGATGCCGTAAAACATAAACTCAGCGCCAGTGCCAAGATGTTTAATCATAGTGCGCTGAATTTCGAACTCATTGTTATAGCCCTCTCTCTCTATCGTATCTTCAAGAAGCCTGATAACTGAGTCACTAATACTGTTTTGCAATTCACGAGCGCAAAGTATACGTACCGGCTGTCTCCTTGCTGCTTCAACGAGAAGCCTAGCTATCGCCCAAGATTTACCGCTACCCCTGCCACCTTTAGCGACTTTGTAACGGTGCGCCTCAATGAATGGCATAAAGATAGGGTTTATCTGTGTCATGCTATTTACCGAATAATGAACTCATAGGTGATGTTTCTATTTGAATTGCGCCGCCATCAGCACCAGTAATTTCCTGTGTAACTTTGTCGCCATACTTCTTGGGAGACATTCTAGCCAGCGACCATTTTCGAGTGTCGATCCTAAGCTTAGCCTTAGCCACCTCAGCGGAATCAGGAAGCACGTCATCAGCTATTTCTAGAATCTCTTCAAATAATGCATCAGCCCTTTGCTCTGTTGCCTTCGCGTATTGGTCTCGAAACTCTGCATTTTCGGATAACCAACGGAATACTGTCGCTTTACTTGGCATTCCAGGTCTCCTGCAAACCGATCGCAAACTTTCTCCCTCTGCAAGCTTTGAACAAATGTCATGAGCAGTCTCAGGCATGTAATCAGACGGGCGACCACCTTTGTTTTTCTTTGTCATAAGTCATCACCATCATCACTAATTTTGTAATAAAACTTATTTATCTCATTACTAATCCAACCAGTTAGATATGCCAACGCCTCATGATTTTCGTAGTTTACTTTAATACCAACTATTTCTAACACCCTCCATGCGGCATGCACTGACTCATGAGATATAGTGTCGGCATTAAAACAATCGACATCTTTAAAGCTAATGAGGATTATCATCTCGCCAGTTTTTGTATTTTCAATCTGAGCAACCTGCCCCATATTTGATGGGGTATGTATACCAGTACCATAGAAACTAGCTGCAATATCCTCAGTAGCGCAGATATGAATATTAAGTCCGTATATGGGGACTTTTACTTTTTTATGTAATTTCATATATCCCCCTTTAATCAATTATCCAGCCCACTCGTAAATGAGCTGTGTAATTAACTACTGTGCGAATAAATCCAGTGCTTGTTTAGCATCTCGCGCCGCTTTCTGTGATCGTGATACAAACTCACTTTCAGTCTGGCACTGCTTATATGCGTCTTTGAATAACTCAAACTTGAGTGCATCGTCTTTTACGAACTCGATAGCTGCTTGAGCTGCTGCTGTGTCATTACCAACTAACCGTAATAGCTCTAAGCGCATTTGATTCTGTGCTGTAATTTCTGTCATTTGATGTTCCTGTGTGAAGTTAATCGCAACCATCATCACGTATCACTACGTTACTTTGGTCACTTACGGCTTACCCGTCAGCAAGAAGGATCACCTCCTGTTACCTTGTCGGGGTTATTCTTTTGGAATGCTTTTATCCAGCTCTTCACGGAATTGAGTTGGGTTATCGAAGCCTTGTGCTGCCATGATATTTCTCCATTAAAAAGCCCCTAATTACTTAGAGGCTCGTTGTTGTTCAATTTCCCGTATTGCTTCCTTGACGGTTAGCAATCATCATCAGGTTTGGCAACAGCGCGACAAGCAGACATGCAAGCTTTCTGCATTTCAGTTTTAGCGATTGATAGCCAGCGATGGTCTACGGAGTTACCCACAGAAAGGGTGTCTAATTGCGCAATAAATTGTCGACTAATCCCTTTTAGCTTATTCATATTGCCAATATCCTCATCGCTTAACTTCTTATAGCCTTGCACTTTACTACCATCTTGCGTTTTTTCTTCATTCATCGTAAACACTCCGTTCTAATATAATCTTGCAAGCCAAGTATCATTTGCTTTGACTCTGCGATTCGTTGCCTGAGTAACCAATAATTTCCGATAGCGGAGTCAGTAGGTCGGGCGGTGGTTGCATTAGCCACGCCGGAGGTGGAAGTGGTAGCGCTCTTTGGACATTCGGCTTTGATGTACACCCTGTCAGGATTACGCCCAGCACTAACGCGCAACCTATCAATTTCAGCTTTTGCATTTGTGAGTTCCATCGTGTGTGTTGTATCAAGTTCATGAAGTGAGTTAATGCGCTTTTCGTAATCGGCCATTTCAACCACAAGAGAGTCGTTTGTTTTCTTTAGCTCTTTATTCTCTTTACCAAGCTCAATCATTTCTTTGGTTGAAAAGAATAGAGCAACACACAAAGCTCCCCATAATAAAATGGGAAACCAGGGCTTTAACTTATTCACAACTACCCCTCGTTATTTTACCTTTACCCGTTTCCATCAAAATAAAATCAAGTACCATTTCCCCTGCTTTTTCTTTTAGGCTCTGAATTTTATTTTCATGTTGAGGCTTAACATCCTTCCAAGCGTTTAACCCTTTGCCAAACTTACTCGCAATCGCTTCATCTCTTTTAAAATCAGCACAAGCTTCATTGAGTTGTTCCATCACGCTTAACTTGCGAGGGTTAACAACCACCCCTTCTGTCCAATATTGATAAAGGACATCATCGCATTCATCCTGAAATCGAATAACGTTACCTCTAATTTCAGGTTTAACTTTGTTAGGGTAAATAGTCAGCATCCAAGCTGAAAGTTTTCTAAGTTGTAGGCAAATCATTGATTGCTCACCACCCTTAGAAGGTATTGCGATTTCCACAATACCTTTACTAAAGCGTTTTTTTAACTTAGTAAACTGTGATGCCCAATTTAATCCCATACCTTCAATTATTGGCTTCATGGGAACATACGGCTCATTGTTATGCTCAACAACATAAAGCTCGTTATCATAAAATGGAACAGTAATTGTATTAGTCATAGTGTCTACCTTATTTAGTAATGAACCTTTGCCGAAATAGGAAATCAGCCCATCGAAGCGACACCAGCTTTAACTGATCCCCTCAAAGGCTCATTACCTAAATATTGGCTCGATGTGATTTGCACTTTCGGTGTGCGTAAAACGTGGATACAAAAAAGCCCCGCAAATGCGAGGCTATGAGATAGGATTAATTATTGAGTTAAAGTAACAACCAAGCATCTTCAAATACTTTCTGACTATATGGCTGATATCCAAGCTCGACACCAACAATCGCCGTAGCTAATGCAATAGCAACTGGTTTAGATGTAACATCAATAGGCTCATTGACACTAACGCCAATATCTTTAGCTGCTCGATTAATGTAACCCGTAGTATTGTTTTCATTTGGCGGAGCATACCGATCGATAATCGACTCAATACTGTCGAGTTCGTATTTCTTTTGGTACGTCTGCAGTAATTTATAGATAGCCCGAATACCATACTCCAGAGATACAAATTGACAGAAACTCGGATCTGTTTGCTGTGGAGATAGTCCTTGCCACTTTGAACCGTGCCGGATATTACCCGGATTGTTATTGCGCTCACCGCGTGCTGGTCTAGTCATCTTTAACTCCAAACTTAGCCTTTACTATTTTGACCGCACCCTCAAAAAGTGCGTATAGTTTCTTTGTCCCTAAAAATCCAATTACAACACCACAGAATTCCGCCAATAATGCCCACGAACTAGCATCACCACTACGTGATAGCCACCAACCAATAAACCGAATAGTTCCGACACTAAGCAAGCCACACATAACGGCCTCACCTAAGGAACGCTTCCATTGAGAACCAGCCTGTCTTTCTCTGATGTATGCAATTGTTGTAGCAATAGTAAATCCACCTAAGAGTGGGAGGACCGATTGTAACCAGCGTAAAATCTGCTCCCATTCGAATTTTTCTGGCATACGTTTCATACCCACCTCCCCATAGGAGGAATTTAGTTAATAGAACGCCGACTCACAGCTCTTGTGTGAACTTGAGGTGTTGTGATTGATTCTGTGGTCGGCATATACGAAAAAGCCCCGCGAATGCGAGGCTCTGTAAGCTGTTGACTCTCTAATTACTTAAATTATATTCCGGATGATAGATGCAACTCATCATCATACTTATCAAAAATCAGATATTTTGGTAAGTCTTCATTGGCTACTCATATTCTAACGCTACAAGTATCTTCCGTTGTTTCAATGTCGAAGTGTTCAATATCCTTAAGCAAATCAGGATAGTGTTGATTTATTAAAATAACAATATCATCTCTTTTAATTTCCATCACCGCTCCTTTTTATAAAAACCGTGAAAGATATTTTTCTATTTTTATGTTTTAATTATGAATTATTGAGTTTAGCACAAAAAGAGGGATGTTATGATTGAAAACTATCTAAACATATTCATAAAAGCGACTTTTGTTGAGAATATGGCATTGAGTTTCTTTTTAGGAATGTGCACTTTTCTTGCTGTTTCTAAAGAAGTTAAAACCTCATTAAAACTAGGTCTTACTGTTACTGCTTTGCTTATTATTGCTACGCCTATCAATAACTTAATCTATCATTTCATCCTAAAGAAAGATGCTGTGATTGAAGGTGTTGATCTTAGTTTTTTAAGTTACATTACCTTTATTGGTGTTTTAGCGGCGTTAGTCCAGATACTTGAAATGTTTCTAGATAAATTTATTCCTTCTCTTTACCATTCTTTAGGTATTTTTCTACCTTTATTAACTATTCATTGTGCTATCTTTGGTGCCACCATTTTTATGGTTGAACGTGATTACACATTTACTGAGTCAGTAATATATGGCGCTGGCTGTGGCGTGGGTTGGCTACTAGCAATTGTTGCATTATCAGGCCTACGAGAAAAAATGAAATACTCTGATATTCCGAAAGGATTAAAAGGTTTAGGTATAACCTTTGTGACTGTTGGTTTAATGTCACTTGGCTTTATGTCGTTTTCTGGTATTTCTCTGTAATTTATAAGTGTAACTCTAATTTTTTTCTGATGAAGTTAATAACAAAAAACCCCGCCGAAGCGAGGTCTTGATAAAATTTAGTGTGGTTGAGTAATAAATCGCCCACTATTTAAAGATGATAAGGCAATCTCGGACAAAATGCAAGTAAACACTGTTTTTATAACCAGTTATTTTGTAATCCTGTTAAATATAGCTTCTGCACTACTCTCTTCGCTAAAGCACTTGCTGATTAACTTCTCATAAAATGGCTTCCAGTTTCTACGCCATGTTCTTTCATTAAGTTCTGGTAATAATTTACTGATAGCTTGATATGCTACTGAGGAAGGCATTCTTTTATATCCACGACCAGTACAACGGGGGCAATCTTTAAACGCAGGAATACCACCTTGTAGCTCTGTTTGCTCTTCGTCTAAAACCTTTCCGCGCCCTTTACAGCGACAACGATAAGCTAGTTTCCCTTTTCCATTGCAAGCGTGGCACTGTTCCTCTACTGGCTCATTTCTTATTCTAGGTTCAACGATAACATCACCATTAATATTGGTAATGCCTGAGTATTTGACTACATCCTTACGGCTGTAAATTAGCCCCTTTCCTGCACACGCTGAACACTCACAAACCGAACCCGCTGAACGGGCGTAATCTTCAAAAGCCATCTTAGAGAGGATCACTAAACAGTAACCCAGTTTATTTCCCGCCGATTTCGCCACCAACTTTGGTGTTACTTTAAGTGCATATTGTGTTAACTGTTCTACGGTGCTGAACCTGTCCTCTTCGCTTACGTCATTCTTAGCAAAAAACGCAGACATGCCAAACTTAGCGCGTTGTTCTGTCATGCCTAATGCCCCAGCACTGTCCATCCCTTTTAATCGGTCAGGAGAAGTAGAACAAGAGCTGTCACTGAATGTGGGTGACTTAGGATAAAATTGTTTTAGTGCTGATTCTAGTTTCACTTAGTCACCTCTATTGTAATTTGATTAATGTTCATTAAGGGCACTTCCTTGTGTTCTATCAGTCAAGTAGAATGTTTAATGCTTTACTTCGTTTCTTTTGGTGCTTTCCCCTTGCTCTTGAAAGTGGGTAAGTTCCGAGTGAAGATGTTCCTTTTCAGCCGTTAGAATTCTAATAGCGTTTCGAGATTCAACTAGCTTGTCGTACATTTCAACAATCATACTTGCGCCTGCTAATTCTTTAATTTCGTCCTCTAAATTATGCTGCTCTGTTACCCATTCCTCAGGCCATCCATCACCATGGACCTCTTCCTCCTTCATTTTTTTCTTTAGTGCCTTGTAGTTATCTATTGCTTTTTTCAACATTAATTTTCTATTTTCCATTCTTAAATTCCTCATTCAGTTAATGTTTGGTTATATCCTGCATCCGCCACGGCTCCTCGTAATGAGAAGATGGCATGTTGGCAATATAATTATAGGGTTCTGCTTTTTCTTTGGTTAAAAACTGATGTGAGTTGGATTCTAAATACATACCAATAGCCCCTTCCCAACCTTCGCCATTACGTTGTTTTTCGAGTAGTAATAACGATCCTGGTTTCGCAAGTAGTTCTAAATCCTTATCGGTAAGCAACGCATTATATTTTTGTTTCTCTAATACCTTTTCTCTGCGTTTATCTCGCCAAATTATCATGACGTTATCCGCAAGGTCGGTTATTGCGCCCGTACCTTTTACATCCATTTTACCCGTGGGTTTTTCTTCACTTTCAGCCTTTCGACTATGTGTTACCAAAATAACGTGACTGTTCGTTCTATTCTTAAAATCACACAAGGCTTCAATAAAGTTTTTTTGTTCTGAATAATCATCGTCTGAGCAAACTTTTGTCAGACTATCAACAATAAACAACTTCACACCATAGCGACGATTAGCGTAGTAAAAAATCTCGAGGAGGCGATCCGCTTTCGCCCTTCCTGTTAACCCAAATAACCATAATTTTTCTTCGTAAAATTTAAATGCCGATTCGAACTCTAATTCTGGTGGTTTTGCTTTGCAGGTCACTTGACGGGTAAGTCGTTTTAATAACATACCGGGTTTCAACTCTAAAGAGGCCACGCAAGCGCGTACACCTTGTCTCATAGCTTCGCAAACGATATGCCCTGCTATTTCCGTTTTACCATGACCGTTCACGCCATTTAACACGGTTAATTCAGACTCTCGGAAATTAAAGTTATAATTCATGGGCTCCCAAGGCGTACGGAATAGGTATTGTTCTTTGCCGTAAATCGCATCCCATGTATCTTGATAAAACTCTTGTGCGCTAAATAATTCTTCAGGATCGAAGTAAGGGGCTTTTTCTAAATAACCGCCTAACTCCTCTCTTGTCATTCCTGCCTGTAAGCATTCATTGATGTCTTTATGGGGTAGCTTAACCAAGCGACAGCGGTACTCACCCAGGCGACTGACAATCTCTTTCGTAGCTTCTCTGCCTACCTCGTCGTTATCTAGTGAAAGCCAAATTTCGGTGAAGCGTTCAAGGTTATGGTATTCAAACTCAATCCATTGCTGCTTAGCGCCTTTGCCACCACCAAACGGCACAGATAGCGCAGATAAACCATATTGACGATAGCTCATGCAATCAATCTCGCCTTCGCAGATAATTACGGAGCGTGCATCGTTGGGGATCTGATCCCAACCAAACAGACAAGGCTCACAATTAGCCTCTGCCATAATGATTTTCTTACCATTTGGGCGTTCGGTACTAATACGTTTAACCTGTAATAATTTACCGTCTCTCTCGAAGGGAAAGGCAATGGCGGGAAGTTCCCTGTTCAATTCATGAGACCACACCACCGCATCACTCACTTTGTATAACTCAGCCACTTCTCGACTAATACCTCGACCTTCAAGATAGCTATAACACGCATCAGGCTTACGTAAATTTTTGCCATAGGTGCTACGATTAGGTCGTGTGAATGCCTTTTGCTTTTTCACTGCAAAATGATGATCGGTATCTAAAATACCTAAGAATTGCTTTGCCTCAGACATGGCTTGATGCAAGCTACACTGTCTTGCCTGAACCCATAGATTTAATAAATCACCACTTTCCCCTGTTGCAAAATCACACCAAACGTTTTTATCCGAAAGATTGATTTTCATGCTATCACCTGCTTCACCATTGAGAGATCCAACGGTCCACTCATGGCCTTGTTTTTTGCCATTAGGGAACAAGTGGCGAACAACGCGATCCACATCGTTACTCAATTTTTCTGATAGCTCACTGGGTGTCATTACGCTTCCCTCAAATCCAATTTATCAAACCAATACGTCACAAACCTTGCACTCACTAATCCGTGATTGAACCCAAACATCAGCACAGCCTTAATTCGGGATTTCATGCTCGTCACCAGTCTTGGATATACAGCCCGTTACCACAGTCGATGTATCCACCAACGGCGGTTTTAGGCGGTGTTTGATTACGTTGCTGACCTCGTTTAAATTCACTGGCATTGCGAAGCCAAGTGTTTAATGCCCGCCCCCAATCAGCGAATACAGATCCCTTGCTGAGGTGGTGATCGGTGAACTTCAGAAATTCTTCTTGCAAACTCACACCCAACTCACTGGCTAAGGCTTGGTGTTTTTCTGTTGGGGCAAAGTCTTCTGGCATAGCCCGTTTTTGAGATTTTGTTTTTTTGGAAGAGGGTTGAGATTTTTTTTCGTCCGCGTTTTCGCGGTTAATAATATTCTCTGTAGTAATCTCTGTAGTAGTCTCTGTATATGTATCACTTTTCAACGTAGGTACACTTACGTCAGAATGTAATAGGTGTTCCGTTTCAACGGAGGGGGTGTTACGTTCAAACGTAATAGGTGTTCCACTTTTTGAATCTACATCGTCTTTATTTTGTACGTTATTGGTGATAGCACAAATAGCTTCAGGTACAACCTCAACGTATAAAACATTATTAAGGGTTGAACCTTCTGATGTGGTCACGGTGCGAAGTTCTAAGGTAATTAACCCCGCATGTCGTAACCGTTTTAATGCGTCCGTGGCTTCTCGTTTAGAAAAACCGAACTGATTAGCGAATGCCTGATAACTGCGTTGTAATTTGTCACCATGAAAGCGCTTACGGAATCCTAATAGTTCACCTGTAAGTTCATCTCTGATTTCAGTGGGTCGATACCAATAAACAATATCAGACAGTAAAATAATGGCTGTGCAGTCAGGTTTACCGCTAGGTAACTTAATGTGTGACCACCAATTAGATGGGATAACATTTCCAGACAGGTTTAACTTACCTATTTGATTAACAGTTTCTGTTGGGGTGAATTTGTTCATTATTTGCCTCCCATAATAATGGTATAGGCACGTACAGGCTCAATCTTTGCCTTTGCATCGATAGTAATAGATGCGATCTTACGAACACTCAGAAAGCCTAAACGCTCAAGTGTTTTAGTCTCTTTATAAAGAGCCTGTTTGCTACAACAGCAAAATTGAGCCATAGCATCATTGTTAATAATTCTTTCACCCTGACCATTTGGGCTACCTGCTGACCAAATGCGGAACATGATCAGTCGGTGCAATGGCTTCTCAAATGGATGCTTGCTAACAAAATCATAGACGTCAATATATTTGCCCATCACTTTACCTCGGCATGTTGATTTGGTGCATGAGAGTTTCCATAAAGTGTTGGATCGTATTTCAAAGCACCATCAGTGATGCGATCTAGCTTCAATGCTGCTCTCTCTGGGAGAATTTCCCCCCAATGAGAAACAGCTTGATCACTAATACCTAAAACTAAGGCGATTTTTCTTTGTGAACCATAAAAATCAACTACACTTGATTTATACATAAGGTTATAATCCTTCAATGCTTTAAACTTTAAATTCAAGTTTACTATAATTTAACGACTAATTTCAAGTGAGGTTTAATATGAGCGAGATAAAACCAGAAACCATTGGGGATAGAATTAGGCGAAGAAGAAAGGAACTCAGAAAAACATTATCTGATATAGCTGAAGAGGTTGGGGTTTCTCTTGCTGCAGTTTCTTTATGGGAAAGAAATGATTCAATACCATCAGGACAAAGAATAAATAACTTATGTAAGGCCCTTGATTGCACTCAACTATGGCTACTTGAAGGCATCGAGCACATGACAGTATCTCCAACGAAAACCGAAAATAAATACACCAAATACGACCTAGAAAAATTAAGTAATATATTTGACATATTACCTAAGGAATACAGGCTAAAAGTTGTAGAGTATGCTCAAAACCTAATGGATGATTATTATTCTGAAATGTCTGGAAAAATAAACAAGATTAAATCAATGAAAAATAAGTAAAAAAACAAATAAATCAATTAAACTTGAAAAAATGACTTTACTTTCAAGTTTAATTGATTAAAACTATCTTCAAGCTGTTAAGGAGATAGTCAAATGAATAACAATATTCCAAATAATTATCTAGAAGATATATCTAGTCGTATCAATCAAATTGATTTTTTGCATCGAGCATCCATGATCATGGATCTCCAAAATCGCCTTATATCAGATGAAATCATTCTTGATATCTTGGCAAAAATAAACTCCATTCTACAAACGCTCACCCTTAAACAAAATGAGCACCAGGGAATAACTCACCAAACTCCAGTCAAATCAGAAAATAAAGTTGCAAGCAGTGGTTTTCCGCATCCGTATTTATTGCTAGATACTTTAGCCGAGCGCCTATCAAGAGCGATGTCATTACGAGATATTAGTCAAGGCGAATTAGCGCGCAAAGTCGGCATGAGCCAACCTGCAATTTTCAAGCTAGTGAATGGTGAAACCAAAACAAGTAGAAAGATTGTTGAAATTGCATTAGCGCTGGAAGTAAATCCGGCTTGGTTGCAGTGTGGAGAAGGTGAAATGACAGATTTTTGCGCTTCAAAAACAGAGGAGTTATAAGATGACCATTTTACATTCTACCGCAACCCATAACTTACCGAAACCTGACATACATACAGGCGTAATGCTACCTATGTTCTTGTTTCGTTTCTGGACTAAAACAGAGCGTCCAGAGAAAAAAGAAGTTATGGCCACCGGCGCTGAACAAGCTAAAGAATTACTCGGTGGTAACGTTGTTTTCTCTGCACAATTTCCTTGCGAGGCTTAATTATGGCTCACGAACTCAACTTAGAAGCTGTTGCAAAAAAAAAAGCGACCAACTAAACGCCCTTTTATTCCAGCTCAACGCTGAGCGCATATCGGGTCAACCTGAAATAGAAAGTTTAATTGGACTGGCTTACGAATTATCAGGTGATATTTCAGTCTGGTTAATTGAAGAAAATGCACAGAGAGATAGCAATCATGGCAAAAGAAATTAAGTCTGATTTGGGTAAGTACGAAGATACATTATACAGAGTCAAATCATTTCTAGAAACGGCGCAATTTCTCTCTCGTAATGAGGAAGAACGAGCAATTCAACTTAGCTTGTTATCTCAAGCAGAAGATGAAATTAATGAGGTTTTAAATGATGAATAACACTAAATTAAAAGAATCTGCCTGTGATGAATTACTTTATGCAACTTCTATTTTAAATCTCATTATCAACGATAACGTAACACCTAGCGATAATATGTTTAATGCGATTGAATCTGCAGTAGCCAATATAGAAAGAGCTAAAGAAAATGTATCAAGCATTAATACTGACAAATCACCAAAGCCTATCGGTGAAATTAAAATCAGTAATAACGATACAATTGAAACGGCTGTCGGGTGTATTTTAAACACATTAGAAACTGCAATTAATTTAAAAGTAGCTGAAGAAAGCGGTCATATTAAAAATTACGATATTCAAATTACAAATTTAATCCAGTCGGCAAAATTAAATTTAGAAACTATTTATAAAAAAGTAAGCTTCACGGAGGCCTAATGAATATCGATGAATTAATTACCCTTCCTGATTTAAACAAATTATCGGGAAAAGAAATAGGTAATTTAAGAGCTAATTTAGAATTAGCTATTGACTCACTCATTACAGGAATGAAGATATTCGGCGATTTTATGTTTTGGGCTGATGCTAATGAAAATTATCCCGATGGTAAAGATCATCTTGGTGATGTGGGATTATTTTTAAGCCAAGTGTCATTATTGATATCAATATTAAATGACAAACTTGGTGGAGTTGAATACGAAATATCAAATCGAAAAATAAAAGGAACACGGGAATGAATAACCAACACGAAGCTATTGAGAAAGCAACTGATAATCAAATTACTATTGCTATGCGCCCTGTTTATATTATCGCAGGTGCTAATCGTGCTTACTTGAGTGAACGTTCAGCATTAAACAAGCTAGCCAACATTCTCACTGAGTGTGAATTCCATAAAGAAGGCATTGAGACTAATTATCAAGGTGAACGATGCGAACTTGAAAATGGCACAATCGCTTTCAAGCGTGGCGAGCCTACCGAACACTTTATGGAACGCAAGGAAGCTAAACTAACCGAACTCCAAGAGCGATTAAAGCAGGAACGTAATATTGAACGATTGCAAAAAGAATATGCCAAAGCTGTCGCTAAATATGATGATGCAGAAAAAGAAGCTGATAGATTATATTACGAATTAAATAATGCTTTAACCAATAAATAAAATATCCACTACATAAAAATTAATTATAGCGTTCATGCTAGGGATTACTGCGCTCTGAATCAGGAGTAAGCAACATGGATAAAGTTAATTTACTTGAGGTAAGAAGAAAGCGTTTTATCAACTCAGTGCTTATTTACATTAAACAAAATGGAAAGAAAGCTGAGTTTAAATCAAAGGTAAATAGTAAAACTGTTATTACAGAAATTAACTTTGAAAATTTAAATAATTTCTTCCGTGATATCTATGAAGAAAAAGATTGTCGACAACGTTGTAAGTGGAGTGATAACGATATCTATAACACCTATGAGCGTTTATATAAATCTAACGGCTCTATTTCTGAAATGGGTAAATTCATGATTGATTATATCGTTGAATATTTACCTCCTTACTTAAATGGAGAGGAATATAAATATCATGACATTTTATGAGTTTATGAAAAAAGGCAAGCAATTAGAGAATAAAGGATTTTATAGGCGCGCAATAGAGCAATATAACCAAGCTTTTATTATTGCGGATCCACCAGCCAAGGGTGCAATGAGTTATCAACAAAAAATAAGTAATCAATCATCTAAGCGTTGTTTAGATAAAGCAAAAATTAAAATACCGGGTGGCATGTTATGAATAGTAAAAAAATGACAACAAATGAAATCATCGAATATTTAAAAGAAAAAGGTTTCCCTGCTTCCTTATTAGATAAAGAAGCTATTAAGTCAAATCGTAAATTAACACCAGAAGAACAAGAGATATTTGTTAAGCACATTGTTGATAATTTAAGAACGATTGTAGCAAATAAATATTTAATCTCCTGTGTAACGCGATTCGGTCCTGGTCTTAATGAGCAGTTTTCATTTAGACACAAAAATATTGTTGTCGATTTGGATTTAAAAATTATCGAGAAGCTACTCATTGTAAAAGTTGAGTCAGTCATTCTCGATCAGTCAGGCGATGGCGTATTCGCCCTGTTCCGTTTTTACGAAGGTAACAAAGCAAAAGGCGAAGAAGGTGATAAATGGATGCAAGACATGCTTGATCAACTACTCATCAATAGCGCCACTTTGCTTATCTCACAAGGTAAAAGTCAATTAATACACTAAGGATAGTCAATATGAATAATTTAATTAGCACCAATGCGTCAATGACCTCTAAAGAGATCGCCGAATTAGTTGGTAGCCGTGAAGATAGTGTTAAAAGAACTATCGAACGGTTGGCAGAGAAAAATGTTATATCCGAACCACCAACGGTGGATGGGATTAAAGCAGCAAACGGAACCACTCCACTACATTATGTTTTCACAGGTGAAAAAGGTAAACGAGACAGTATCATTGTCGTTGCGCAACTGTCCCCAGAGTTTACAGCTCGGTTAGTTGATCGCTGGAAAGAACTTGAAGATGAACGAGTCAAACCAAAATCACAAGCAGAAATTATTGCTGCTATGGCGCTGGCTAACTTAGAAAGCGAACGCCGTATATCTCATGTAGAGCAAAAAGTTGAACAAGTGAATGAAGTCGTTGAGCAAATAAAACAAGGAACGATCCCTGTAGGTTGGATTGGGTACTCTCTGGCGAGAACTAAATCAGGTATGACGGTGGATAAATGCAAGACGCTTGCCAAGCAATACGGCGTCCGAAAAGACCAAATAACCATTCTTACCCCAGAGGGTATGCCTAGACCAATGGCGATCATTCATGAGGCTGACTTCATGGTGGCAATGAAACTCATGATGGGTGAAGCAGAAAAACGCGGCACTCGTTGGTATCACCCGAAAATGGGACTATTTCAGGCAATTGGCTGGGAGGATAAATAATGATTATTCAAACACATTTACTTCGTGCTGCTTTAGTTTGTGTGGCTAAACATGATCCTCGTTACTACCTGCAAGGTGTTCATATTAGCAACAAGTACATCGAAGCGACTAACGGACATGTCGCTGTGCGTATGGAGCATGGCATTAGAACACGCCGTAATGCAATACTTGAGTTCAGAGGTTCTATTCCCGCAAAGGCAAACACAACAGAAATTAAATTTACTGAAGAGCCCTTTGCCATTCATCGCGACAAAAACGGTCATCGCGTGGGGTTCTCTGCACTTGTTTCACATAAAGGTGCGCGCTTCCCTAATTTAGATCTCGTCATCCCGACAGAATATGAACTTTGTTTACCTCATATGCAGGCTGTTTACCTTACTTATCCTGAAAAGATGTTTAGTACTAGTCGCGGATTTCATCCTGTCTCATTTCATCCATCAGGAATGACCAAGCCTTGCCTATTAAAATTTAGTGATGTGATAAACGAAAAATACGGCAATCCGCAATTCGTTGTTATGCCCTGCAGAGCTTGAGGTGAAAATGAAAATTGAATACATCCCCAGTGAAGCGGGAAGCGTGGCAAAAGTGGTTATTTTTTCCTTCATCACTGAACGCAGAAAACTAAATCGGTTAGTTGATCGGGCATTACTTTTTACCCCCGTTCACGAAAGCACTATCGGGTTCTTTTTTCGTGTCACCACTCTTTATGGCAAACCGAGTCACGTATTACGGGCTTACAAGATTATTTGCAAGGAGGCAAACCAGTGATTGAGAAGAATAACACTAAGCATGAAGTTAACGAATATGACGATCCGCTTATTAAGGCAATTCATCATTTTGATGATGGTTGCTGTTATATCGAGCCTTATCTTCATGACTTAAATTTTAGGCGATTTATCCATGACGGGGTATATAAGCCCCGTCCTAACCCTAAACAAGTTACTGAGCCAAAATTAACACCGAACATTAAAAAGAAAAAACGTAAATCGAAAGGAGTTCGCCATGCTGAAGTTTGATAAAGATAACCGCTTAGTTTTAGATGAACTGAAAACACTTGAAGACTACCTGAGAGCTTTAGCTTATTGCAACTCTTCTATTATGCGTATCGATGCAAGCCTAGATAGACATCAAGAAAGTGACTCAGATTGGGCGATACGTGCAAGAACAGCTCGTAAATATTTGAACTGGCAACGTAGAACGATTTGCGATCAGTTGGCTATTTTAAAACGCCAACGTAAAGAGGTCGATTATTCCCGCCGAATACTCAGAAATGAAATGTTAGTTGCTGAACTGAAAGAGCGCGTTTCTCACGAAGAATTTATGCAACTTGTTAATAAGGCCGAAACAGAAGCTAGCGCGCAATTAGTCTCTGTCTTGGAGGTGGATCATGACTATGACTGATTCTGTCTTAATTAAACTCATTTCAGACAACATAGCTGATCCGGGTGATATAACAGATGCAGTTTGGAAAGCCGGTTATCGTAAAACAGATTTTACCACTGAACAGATCATTGATATTACGGTGAGCATGACCGGTGATTCTATTTATTTAAAATTACCTCATGACAATTTGCCTAAGACATTGGATGACATTAGCAAATATCATTTAAACGATATCATTTTTGATGCTCATTGGGATAACCCACCAGCGACTATCGCATGGGCTATTATGGAGAACGGGTATAGGAAGGGAGAATAAATATGATTTATGGAGAGAACTACATAAACCCTGTAAAAATTAACTATTCAGTGAGTTACCAAGAGCAATTACAAAGTAAAGAGCCGGCTAAAAAGTCTAATCCTACGTTTATCGGAACGAAGGATCTCGCTAAAAGGATCGGAATAAAACCACACACATTACGCGTATGGGTTAGTAAAGGGAAGCAAGCTAAGGAAGGCTTCCCAAAACCTAGTCACCGATTGCAAGAGCTACAGTTTAGGATGAAAGATATTATTGACTGGGAGAATGGTAAACGATTTTAGTCAATTTATCCCACCACTTCTCATACGCTTCTCGTTGTTCCTCTAGGTAGGTGTGCTTATCGTACACCTGCCATATCCCCGGTAATTTATGTCCTAGCATGATTTCAGCGACATGAGGCGGTGCTAATTCAGCAATACCTGTTCTCATTGTTTTACGCAAATCATGAATTGACCAAGTTACATAATTGTCGAAATTTCGAGCCATTTTCTTATTTAGAGTTTGAATTATTGCGCTGTGTCCAGATACAACAATTCGAGATCCGGAGGGAACTGAGAAAATATAAGAATCGGAATAGCTTAACTCAAATGCTTCTTTTATCCATTTTGTTGCTTGGGGTATCAGCGGTCTTGTAATTGGCTTTCCTGATTTTAGACCTGTTTTATGTTTACTTGGAGGGATTACCCAAATGTTTTTATTGAAATCAAAATCTGTAATTTCTGCCCCAAGCAACTCTCCTATGCGAGATCCAAATAACAAAGATAATTTTATTAGTAGTGTATTGCGTTTATTGTATTTTGGGTTATCAATTAAATTAAATAAAAGAATCAGTTCATCATTAGATAATATTCTATTTCCTTGGATGCTTTTAACATCTAGGTCTTGGCAACTCACGCTGGATAAAGGTTCAGTATTAATTAAACCTCTTCTAATTCCCCATCTATGCGCTGCTTTAGAATAACGTAAAATTCTTTCTGCTATTGTAGGAACTGTTTTAGATAAGTTCTCAACAAGAGAAAGCCAGACATGGATGTTGGTTTCATCATGAGGTAGAGCCCCTATTTTAGAAAAGACATAGAGTTCAAATGAGCGTAGAATCTGTTCAGCGTTAACCTGTTTGTTTTTTAAAGATTTCTCCCACCACAGTCTAAGTAAAGATTCCACCGTTTGAGCTTGTATAGCATCTTGCTTTTTAACTCTCTTTACTACTTTGGGATTTTTATTTTGTTCTAATTCCCCTCGATAAAATAGAGTTAAATCTCTAGCTTCCTTTAAGCTAGTAGCAGGATAACTTCCTATATCCAACCGCTCAGCCTTTCCCGCCCAACGATATCTAAATTGAAATACTATTTTTCCTTTTGGGCTGATACGAACTGACAATCCGTCGCGATCGGCTTTCGTTACAATTTTATCTTGAGGCTTACCGTTTATCCCCCTAAGATAGGAATCTGTAATAGACAT